TGTCTTCGCCTGTTTGAATGTTTGCAAAATCCATCAATGCTTGTTTGCTGTTTGCTAGTAGTTGTACAATGTCATTAGATATTTCTTGTGGTAATCTAGATCTTAATTGTGTGTAAGATAAATCTTCAACTTGATCAGGGTTTTCTGCAACTTCTTCCATCATAGGTTCACCACCAAAAGCTAATCCCACTCTACCACCATCTTCATAACCATATCTTTCTTTAAGTCTTGCAAAAGTAATATCATAAGCTTCTTGTGTTCCTTCTTGAACTAATACAACATTTTGTTGTATATCTTTATCTGTTGCCTCTGGGTTGTCTCTTTGATAGTCTTTAATTCTTTTTTTATTTTCTGCTGAAACATAACCTTCCATAGCGTTATCAAATAAATCTTCATTACTTATAATTGCTGAATATTCAGGAGTTACTCCTAACTCTTTAATTAAAACATTTTGATTACTTTTTATAATTCTTTCCGCTGCTTTTTTTTCATCAATTGTAGCTGTACCACTATTTAAAATATCTCTTTGTTTAAAAATGTTGTCTTGTGCATCTTTAATAATTTGCATTTCTACTTCAGCTGTTTTTCTATTATCGTCTCCTTCTGCTAAATTTTTTATTCTTTGTTCTTCTAAATCATACTCCGAAGCTAAAGCACCTGTAAATAGATCTTCAGCTGCACTTCCTTTTCTGTTTCTTTCAGCCATCTTTGCTGCTTGAAAAGTTTTAAAAGGATCTTTTGCAGAGTCTGCTGCAGTAGCTAAAAAACCAGTTAATCCACTTCCTCTTGAAGGTCTAGACATTAAATCTAAACCAAATGAAGTTAAAAAACCCGGACCAGCCATAGGACTAAAAGAGCCTTGTTCTCCCCTAAATTTTTCTAAATCTTTCATAGCTCTTTCTGTTGTAGATAAAGCTCTATCGTAAGGATCTGTTCCTTGACTATATTGTTTTCTAGGTTGATCCAACCCTGATGTAATACCAGTTCCTGTAGAACCACCCATTCTAAACATTGGTCTTTTTAATGTTCTATTCATTATTAAAATAATTTTCCACCTAAACCACCATATATACCTGCAAGAGTTGCTCCTGCACCCAAAGCGGTTTGCATTGGTGATGGGTTAGGTACGTTAGTTGATTGTGATCCTCCTGGATATCCACCCATAATTCCAGTTACTATGTTTGCATATCTATCAACTTGTTCTTGTGGTTGATAAGTTGCCATTGTTGTTGCTTGTCTTTCAGCATCCATTTCTGCTTGTTTTTGAGCTTGATTAATTGCACCTAGTTTTCCTAATGTCGAAACATCTTGTCCTTGTAGTCCTGGTACTAATGAAGCTAAACCTTGTTGGTTTCTAAACTGTTGTTGTGCTGCAGCTTGTGCTGCTTGAAAACCTTGTTGTTGTAGTCCTGCTTGTAAACCAGCTCGTTCTCTTGACATACCTGAACCAAACTCTGCTAACTGAACACCTTCTCTACCTCCACCAAAAGCTCCTGAAGCAACAGCATTATCCCTAATTTTTTGTTCTTGTATTTGTTGGTTTCTATCAAATTCTTTTAATGTTGTATCAATAACTTGTTGTTGGTACGGAGACATGTATTGTTGAAAAGCTTGTGGACCAGAAGCAGCTTGAGCAGCTTGTAAAAATGGCTGGTAAGAACCGATACCTGATTGTGCTAATGCTTGTGCATCTTTTTGTAATTGATCTTGACCAGCAACACCTGGTGCAAGTCCTGATAAACTTTGTTTTCTAATATCAAATTGTTCGGCAGCTTTTTGTCTGGCTGCAAACTGTTCTGCTGTTTCACCTGTCTGTTGTGTAAGAGTACCTACTCCAGATCCTACAACAGGAACACCTGTTTGTCCTACTAATTGTTTTGCAAGATCAGTTCCTAAATCTTCTACAAATTTTGGTGGTAAAGTTTGTGTTTGTGTTATAGCCATTATAATACTTCCTCTAGTCTTTGTGATGTTTGAAACATTCTTTTAGCGCCATCTAATCCTTGCGATTCATCAGATACTTCACCTCCGGATTCGAGGTTTTTCATCATGTTATACATGACTTCTGCGCCTTTGTCTATATCTCCTTCACCTGCATTTCTAACAGCATCTGCTGTAAACACAAATTCATTTTTTGATAATCTTGCAGGGACATCATCTGCTTTTTCCATTCTACCTATAGGAACAAAACCACCTTCAGCTCTTAAATCCATTTCTTGATTGTTCATATCTAATAGAGGCATAGTTTCTTTGGCCACTGGTTCTGCTTCTCCACCTTCTTTTAAACCTTGTTTATATATTTTTTCAAAAAGATCAAATTTTTCTTTATAAGAATTATTGTCTTTTGCCATAGAAGGATCTACTCCATACATTCTTTTAAAACCTTTATACAAAGGACTTTTAGATATTTTTTTTATTTCTTTTTTACTTAATACTTCTCCACCATCTGCGTAAAATCTATAACTTCCCCCCATTGTAGCATAAGGGTTTTTTCTAAGTTCTTCTATATCTAAACCAGGTCCTCTGTTTGATGTAAAATCAGGATCTTCTTCATCATCTTGAAAAAGAAGAGGCGCTGCTGTTAAACCAGCTGCAGCAAGTAAACTAAATTTGTCTTTGCCGTCCATATCATCATATCTATCTTGTAAAAAATCAAATCCTCTTTTAGCAATACCCTCATCTGTAAACGCATTTTTTAAAAAACCTCTTCCATATCCAGCACCATCAGTAAAACCATAAGCACCTAATCCTAATAAAGCAGCTTTACCGGCTTTAGATTTAGTAATTTTACCAATTGCTCTTTTAGCTTTCTTAACTAGTTTACCTAAAAAATATTGTTGTCTCCCTGATTCAATGTCCATGATCCCACCTTGATATTCAGGCATACCACCATCAGCAAAACTACCTCTCATTGCTTCTTGAATAGGGTTTCCAGCAACCTGTACAAGACTACCTGGTTGAGCAGTTTGCAATGATTGGCGAAATGTAGGCATATTACCCATGTGTGATATACTTGTGTTAACTTTAGGAGGAAGTATTGGAATTCTTGGACCAGCACCACCTTGTAAAAAAGTTTGTGGTATACTCATATTGTTTTGCATTCCTCCAGGTAAATCAACTGCGGGTCTTGGACCAGAAATTAAACCTATATCAATGTTTGGATTTTCAGGTCCTCCAGGAACTCTTCCTCCTCCTATATTTTGATTATTTGTTTGAACAGTGTTAGTAGTTTGAAAAGAAAAATCAGGTGTTGCAGGGGTTTTATCAGCAATAGGTGCATCAGGTGTGATCGCAGGAAAAGGTGTAGCCTCTACGGCAGGTGCATCAGGAACAATAGAACTATCCATAATTCCTCCTCCACCACTAGGTTGACCTAAAGAAGATTCAGCTGATTTTAATTTTTGATTAATACCTTGTAACATTTGTTCTGCAGAAGATACACTGCTTCCTAATTCATTTAATCTAGGCATGATTCCACCTTCTTGAAAAGCAGCCCTGCCACCATTTGCAAAAAATCTATAAGCTTCGTTTTTATCTCTTTCAGCTATTAGTTTTGCAATTTCACCACCTTCATATGGAGTAAACTCTTCATCATAAACAGGAGTATTGTCTGCCATGATATCAATAAAATCATCTCTTCCTCTTTCAACTGTTTCTTCAGGAGGACCTTTACTTTTTCCATAACCCATGGCTCTACTGTCAATTGCTCTGTTATATATGCTTCCTGAAAAAGGTATACCAAACGGATTTAAAAACCCTAACAATCCACTTATAACTCTATTTTTAGTAGTTGTACTTGGTTTAAGTTCTCCTTTTGCTTTTTTTCGTTGTTCTGAAATAATTTGTCTTATTTTTTTTTGTTTATCTGAAAGACCACCTACTATTTGTTCAGGTCCTTTTTTGGTTTTATTTTTATTACCAAATGCTAATGCTAAACTTTCAGGGTCTGATCTTTCTCTTGTTCTGTCATCTCTAGACTCTCCCGACGTATTTGTTCCAGGTGATATATCATCTCCTGCAGCTAAACCTGCCGAAAAAAAACCTACACGTTTACCGTTTTTATAAAGTTGTCTAGCTTGTTGTGCTCTTGTTATAGCCATAGTGTTATTTTATTTGGTTTTTTCTTTGTCGTCAATATGTTTAAGACTCAATAATTCATCAAAGAAACGACCTTTGTATTGATACTCCCCAACATGGGTTATGTATTCAGTTACAAGAGCATGTACTTTACCGTCCATGTCGGTCCACCTTTGACAGAATCCAAAGTCTTCACCAAAATATCTTTTGGTTTTTACGTCATGTAGTGTATCAAATAAATTAAAAAAATTCTCCCTTTTTATTTCTTTTCCGTTAATAATTGTTGGTTGAAATATCTCTAATTCAGGGTGTTTTTTAATCATTTTCTCTAGTACATTTCTCTTAATTAACATGCATCCAGTAGGAGCATGGGTCACTTCTATAATCCCATTTTCTACTTTTATGTTCTTTTTGTCTTTTACTTTCATTGGATACATAAGACCATTAGCCAGTAAGTCTTCTTTAGTCTTAATCATGTCTGTTTCTTTTAATCTCTTCCATGCTTTGTCTACATCATAGTTTTTCATAGGATAAGGACAGGCAATAATATCTTTGTCAGTTTCTATCATTTTCATAATGGTATCAAAATCAAAGTCTATGTCAGAGTCTATAAACAATAGATGCTCATAGTTATGTTCGTGATTTAAGAAATCAGATACACACAAGTTTCTACCTTGTGTAACTAATGATGATTTTAACATTGTAAAACTGACTAGTATATTTTTCTTTAGACATTGTTGTTGAAACATTAATACAGACTGACAGTAATGCATTGAAACATCACTATGACATGGTGTACAAACCATAATTTTATATTTAGGTTTTCCATCAAAATTTATTTCTATAGTCTCTGGTTCTTCTCCAAACCATATGGGTTCATTATTTTGCATTGATTGCTCCTTTTAAAAAATTAGTCCAGGCCATCGCTTGTTTATTCCAATTATAATATTGATTAGTATACTTTGATTGAAACTGTAAATGTTCTTGTATAATTTTATTATCTAAAGTCAACGCTGCAGCTTCTATTGCATTTGCAAATTTTCTAGCTAACTGTTTATAGTCTGTTAAGTAGGGAACATAGATTGGAAATTCAGCTCCTGTTTCAAACAATGCACCTAGATTAGTTGTAATACAATATAAACCTCCTGCCATACATTCTAGTAATGATATACAAGAAGTTTCTTCCCATATACTAGGATAAGCATACATCTGATAATCTTTAATGTGTTCTCTAATATATTCATTAGATTTATAACCAATATAATTTACATTAGGTAGTGTTTCAGCTTGCTCATACAATGTTTCATAAAACTTATGATTAGCTTTATGAAAATCCTTACCATAAACTTCTGTTGAAGAATAAACATCTAAAGTAATTAAAGGGTTCTTAACTAATTGCATTGCACCTAATAAAACATTTAATCCTCTCCAAGGCGTGTTCTGATGTATAATTTTTATAGGTTGACCTTTTATGTAAGGTTTAGTCGGTTCTATTTTTTCTATACCATTTTTTATAACTACACATTTTTCTGTTGGTAGATCAAAAGCTATTCTAAATTTTTCAAATGTCCAATGACTATTAAATACATACCAATCATACTTCTTGTGGTTGCCGTGGTCCGTGAACCATGGTGCAAGATTCGGTTGGTCATATGAATTCTTTTGCCATAAGATGTTTATCTTATCTTTACTAAGAGGTATTTTTTCAGGGACTGATGTACAAATAGAAACTTTATTTAGTAGACTCTTATCTACATATTTATTTAAAAACCCTAGTTGTAACTCTGTTCCACCTTTAGGTGTTTGATTCATTGTTTTGGTTCATTACTTTCTTTAATGCTTCTAATCCTTTTGGAGATATTTCTACTGTAACATCTTCTGCAATATCGTCAATAGTTGTATCTGTGTTAGGATCCGCAACATCGGTGTCTTTCTCTTCTTTACTTACATAAACACGTGCAGTTTTTGTATTTCGTATAACAATTGTAGTTGTACAATTTATCTTAAGTAAATCTTCTGACATTATCCATTCTCCTGTGATCTGTCTATTAAGGCATAACTAACAGACCCTGTTATTTCATTTGCAGTTCCTGCCTGCATCTTAATAGCATCTCCTGCTTCTAAGTTTAATGGTCCTGTTAACATAGTATCTGTATTTTTATTAATTTCTTTATAAGCTATTTTAACATCTGACGCACCTGCTTTTTTTAATATCAAATGTGCATTTACATTGCTAGCCGTATCATGAACCGCTTGAACAGTTCTAACAATAGCGATTGCTGATGTGGATACCGACAACACTGTTGTTGCATTGGTATTGGTTAAATTAAATGTAGCGCTTTTGTATTGTATTGTCATGACATAAAGTAATTAAATATATCTTGCTCTTGTTTTAAGTCTTGTTGAAAAGCAAAATTAAGTTGATTTTTTACAGTATCAATAGATTCTAATATTTGTCTTTGATTCTCAGAACTATATTCTTCTTGAGGTTCAGGTATGTATACGCTTATTTTAGCCATTATCTACGTCCATCTGGTTTTGCATCAAGTCTAAATGTACCGTAACGCCATGTTTCACCTACAGCATCGTTTTCTATTTTAAGAGAAACTAATCGTCCTCTAGCACGTGTATCTATTTTATCAGTAGAGGATGTAACTGTAAAGGGTCCAAGAGGTGAGCTTGTAGATGTATTGTTTGGATAGTCATTTATGAATATAGTAACTTTTGAATTACCAGTAATTAACTGATAATCTGGTATAAATCTTTTTACAGACATAAAAAATTCTCCATCACCCCTATAATCAATAGAACCTTTATTACCTGTTATATCAAAATCACCTGATCGTATAAATGCATTTATAGAAGAAGTTCCAGATGTATTTATCTGATCCGTTCCTTTTTCATGTTCATAATATATACTAGCTCCTGATGCATTAGTAATTCCTTGTATGTCAAATACAGGAGTTGTTGTTAAATTATATTCTGTTGCATAAGGCAAATCAAACACCCCTTGATCAGCATAAGTAGATCGTGCAAGAGAACTAGTTGTCCAACAATTTTCACCATAATTATATGAAACACATCTATCTATTTGTGTAGAACCACTTTTAGGATAAAACCAACTAACTTCGTTATACAAACTATTGTGTTCTGCATAAGTTATTCCTGCAGCCGTATAATTAATACCAAGATTATTTGCCCCTGTTGTAAATACAAAATCTTCAACAAAACACGGCAACATTTTAACTGTACCATCGTAAACAAAAAACCCGCCTTCACCCGACATCCAAAAGATTCTACCATTAGAATAGCTTAAAGCACTCTGTCCGATCAAACCACAGTTAGTACCTACTTGCCTTACACTAAATGTAAAAGGCGCTCCAACAAATTGTATGACATAGGCAGCATTGTCGGTTAGGACAAGAGTATAATCTTTACCTTGAACAGCTCCTCTAATTTCATTACCTGTATCTAATCTAAAAGTACCAGAAGTATTTGTTGCTGTTGGAGTATAGTCGTTTAGATTTTCTTGATCTGAAAATCTAATAAACATTGGATCTTGTGTTGATATATCTCCAATAGTTGTTTCTGTTCCAAAATGAAATACATGCCTATCTCTATCAGATACTAAAGTAAATCTACTTGCTGTTGGATTAGCTGATGTAGGAAAACCAGATGTTGATGTTGAAGCTCTAACTGTTCTTGCATTAGTTGCTCCTGCATTCCATGTAAATGTTTTACCGTTGTGTATAGTTGCAATAAGAACTTGACCAAAATTATCTAAAGACCAAAGACCTGGATCCAATACTACATTACTAGTTGATCTAGGTGTGTTCCAAGTACTTGCTCCCCATGTAGATGTTCCCCAACCATAACCAGGAGTTTGCACAGCTGGACCAACTGTTACATATGGGTCAATTGTTGCAGCACCAGTAGCACTACTAGCACCTGCAGAATTTGAAGGCATTGTAATTTGAAAAGTATTTGTTTGTGAATTTAAAACTTCAAAAGAATTATCTGTAAATAAAGTAGTAGCATAACCAGAGTTTGTAGGACTAGTTACACTTGAAAAAGTTATATATTCCCCATTAGATAATCCATGATTAGATTTGTTAACTGTAACGGTAGCTGATCCTGATGTTACTGTAAAAGTTGCTCCTGTTATAGCTGTGTCTAAAGGAGTAATATCAAAAAAGTTTCCTCCATAATATAAAAACAAACCTTTGTTTGTTCCAATAGCTGCATATTTTTCTCCTGCTAAACTAGCAAAAGAGTGTTGTGCTCTAGCCGCTCCAGGTAGAGTATTCGATGTAAGTTGTGACCAGCCACCTATTTTTTCTGGTAGTCCATATCTAAACCTAACAAAATCACCATCTGTCCATTGAGATTCGGCCCCTGACTCTGTGATTTGTTTATTAAAACCAGGCTTGAAATTTAATTTTTGTAGCATATAATGCCTTATATAATAATTTTATATATAAAGAAAGTAACATAATAATGGACCATTTAGAAGCAATTGTTGAGATAAAAAAAGTAATTTCTGATGAGTTTATAAATAAAGTTATTCCTTTAATAAACCATAAAGCTAAAAAAAATTTAAAAATTAATGCAGGTTTTGACCCCTCTATTAGGAATGTAAAAGGTTATCATTTAAATTTTGATACTCCTACAAATTTGTTTTATTGGCAGTTTATTAAAAAACAAATAGAAGTACTGTATGTTTTATATAAAGCAAAATTCCATAAAATGGATAGTAGTAAAATTAATCAAATAGATCTTTTGAAATATACTCCAGGTGGTAAATATGAAATTCATACAGATCATTTTTCTAACACCAACAGGCATTTAAGTGTTATCATTAATTTAAATGATAAGTATGAAGGAGGGGATTTAATTTTTACTGATCAAAAAAACATTGAAACAAAAAGATTAAAATTAGATAAAGGATCAATAGTATTTTTTCCAAGTAATTTTATGTATCCACATAGTATTGAACCTATTACAAAAGGAATAAGATATAGTATAGTTGCATGGCTACAATAAAACATAAATTAATTAAAAATTTTTTTTCAAAAAAAGAATTGAATGTGTATCAAAAATATTGTTACCATAAAATAGACGAGAACATGTATCAAATACATGGTTCTAATTTTTCCCCTGCTTGGTATCGTGACGCTTTAATGACGTCTTTATTAGATATTAAATTACCTATAGTAGAAAAAGAATCTAATTTAAAATTATTTCCTACTTATTCTTATTGGAGATATTATATATTTGGTGCAATGTTAAAAAAACATTCTGATAGACCGTCTTGTGAAATATCTGTTACCGCTTGCATAAAAAAATATGATAATTGGCCTATTGTAGTTGAAGGGACACTATTTGAATTAGAAGAGGGGGACGCAGTTTTATATGCAGGTTGTGATCAAAAACATTGGCGTCCTGGTGTTTATAAAGGTGAAGGTATGGCTCAAGTGTTTTTACATTACGTAAATCAAAATGGTCCGTTTAAACACCACGCTTATGATAAAATAAACTTAGAGGAGAATAAATAATGGAAAGAGAAACTAATATAAGTAATTTTATAGGTGTGTATGATAATTATATTTTACCTGAAGAGTGTGATAGAGCTATTAAACTATTTGAAGATCAAAATAAATTTAACAATACAATGAACAGAATGTCTTCTGAAAACTCACCTATAACACAAAAACAAGACAAACAATTTTTTGCAAGTCCAAGTAATTTAAATATTTGGTGGGAAGATTTAAAAACAATGATAATAAATTATGATATGTCTTGGAGTCATTATATGCAGAATACAGGAGCGAACACCGCTTATGATATGAATAAATTTTTTTACACTGATCTAAAAATACAAAAAACATTACCCACTGAAGGTTATCACGTTTGGCATGTTGAACATGGAAAAAGTTATGAAGACGTAGCTAGAGCTTTTGTTTTTTCTATATATTTAAATGATGTAGAAGAAGGTGGAGAGACAGAATTTTTACATTTTTCTAAAAGAATAAAACCAAAAAAAGGCAGAATAGTTATTTGGCCTGCAAGTTTTCCTTATTTACATAGAGGTAACCCACCTTTATCTGGTGAAAAATATATTTTAACTTCTTGGATGATGTTAAGATAATAAATAAAACTTATGTTTTTATAATATAAATTAATGCTAAATAAGGTTGAACAACCGAATTTGCGTTTCCAGAAAAATTTCCACTTAAAGTATGACAATGAGCTGTACCTGATCCTGCATTTGCAGCAGTTCCAGTCCCAGTAACAAATGGAGCACTTGGAGAAATACATCCTAAAGTTATTCCAGAAGTGAAGCTATCATTTTGTGGAACTTGGTTTCCAACTCTTAAATTTCCAGTAAAACTAACAGGATTGTGTGTATGAGATGGAAGTTGAGCTGTTGTTAAACTTACATCACCAGTGTTTCCAGAAATACTTCCAGAGGTTGCAACTGTATTAGCACCACCTGTTGAAGCTAAAGCTTTATTACTTGATTTTCCAACCGCTACGTTGTCTTGTAAATTTGGTAGAGTAAAAGTTGATGAACCGTCACCTGCACCATAAGTTGTGCCTATAGCTGAAAATAAATCTGAGTAAGTTGATCTTGAAACAGCTGCTCCATTACATTCTAAAAAACCTGAAGGTACAGCAGATTTTGACCAAGGTACAATAGTTGCTGTTGGAATTCCTCCTACTAGAAGAGTCCCTCCATTTATCATTTCTGTTCCACCTGAATACAGTGCCATTAGGAGTCTCCTTTTATCTTAGATAAATTAATTTTAAATTTTTCTCCAGATATATTATTAATCATAAATATATCGTTTTCACCTTCTTGTAAAGTCCAGTGGCCTTTAGTTCCATCAACCACATTACCTTTTTCTTTAAATCTATTAGTAAGATGTAAGTCACCTGTATATATGTCTCTAAAAACATTATTAGAAGCACCTAAATCATAAGTATCATTTGCACCAGGTAAAATATGCCCTGTAACAGTTACAGCTCCAATAGCAGCAATAGTACCTGTAGTTAAATTTCCTACTGAAGTCACACCTTCTAAAACATTAGTTCCATCTGAATATAATATTTTTTTACCTTTATCAGTTGAGCTAAAAGTAATACCTGATCCTGAATTTGTTTTAAAAGTTACAGTATGCGCTCCCGTTGTTGCATTTTCTACAATATAAGTTTTTTCAACTGAATCTGGAATTACTACATTAACATTCCCTGTTATAGTTCCTGTTAGTTTTAATACTTGGTTTTTACCATTAGATAAAGTTCCGTTAGTAAAAGATAAAGTTGCACCTGAAGTAATTCCAACTGCATCATATCCACCTATTGCTTGTTCTAAAATTTGTAAATTAGTATTGGTAATTTGACCCCATGTTCCAGAGTTATCTCCTGTTGCTTGAACAGTAAGTTTTAAACTAGTTGTTGTGGTATTAGCCATATTTTAAATTCCTAAATTAGCACATGATATTAAATTTGTTTGGCAGTGTCAATTTATTAAGACACTGGATAATAACCTGCAGTAGGCGCACTTCCTGTATTAACTTCAGTATAAGTTTGCACTGATCCTGTTGGAACTGGTGTAAATGTTTGAACGGGTCCTGTTGGAACTTGTGTCCATATAACAACGTTTGCAGTTCCTAATGTTGCTGCAAAACCAATTCCAGTTAAATCAACTACAGCACTTCCAATAACAGTTGCGTTACCTTCTTGCATAGCAAGAGCTATACCAGTAACGTTTATATCGGCATTGGCAATAACTGTTGGAGTTCCTTCTTGCATAGCAAGAGGAATACCAGTCAATGTAGACGAACTATTATTATTGACTAATGATGAAAACGCACTTTGTGCGAAAGCGTTTATACCAAAAGCCATTAGTTAGACTCCTAGCTAGCTGTGTATGCTTTGCCTGCAGTGATAGCTGAATTAGTGGCAGTCATGTCTTCACTTCCCCAATCAGTTTTAGCAACCATAAGTTCTAAGTGTTCTACATTTCTGTCAACACAATCTTGTCTATCTTCAGCTGATTCACCAGCCATTTTAGAACCATCAATGATACCATTGATTAAATCTACAGAATGACCCATAGCTGTGTAGTCTTGTGCTAATTGCTCAGCGTCTCTTACTTCACTCATATTGTTTTCTCCTTATTTTGTTGCACATGCAACAGTTTTAGTTTTATCTAATTTTTTAAAATTATCAATAATTAATTGAGGTTCTACCATATTATTTCTTGGATCGCTATCAACAAATTTAGATTCATCCCAGTCTTTTTTCATGTGAAAGTGTAGGTTTTTATTGTGGGAATAACCAAATTGTGTCCAACGTGTACTACCCCAAATAACAACTCCGTGAGTCTTGGTCGATGCTGAAAAATGCTGTAGACAACTATCTATACTAACGAATCCTTCAGATCCTTTTAACATTTCATGAATCTGGGCCCAATGTAAATCACATCTAATTGTTCCTTGATAATGTGGTTCATTAGGTAAAACACAGTTAATAATTGTTGTATCAGGATATTCTTCTTGCAACATATTTATTACTTGTTGAGCAAGAAATGGTTGGTAGTTTCTATTTGGATTGATGTTTGTATATTGAACATTGTCTCCATAATTCCATTTAGGTTGACCACCACTAAATTGAATCATTATGTATTTACCAATATTATTATCACCTAACCATTTAGTAACAGATAATTTATGTTGTTCTGTGTATAACTTAGGTGTCATAGATTTATCAAATTGTACACCATGATGTTCACAGTAACTTTCAATTATATGTTGTTTACCAAATTGAAAATTAGATTTGTAAGGTTCACAGTAATAGATATTATCAGATGCCATGATCCTTGGATCTTGTAATGGTATAGTTTGCTCTAAAGCTAGTTTAACATCTGGGTTTAGTGCAAAACAATCTATGTAAGGTGTGTATATTTGCACCTCTGATTTCTTTTTTAATTTAGGTAGTAAAGCAGTGAACGCGGTACATTTACCAACTCCACCTTCTACGACGTACGTATTTAACATTATATTTCCTTTCGTTTATTATTTATCTTCTAACTCTTTTATTCTTTTTGTCAATTCTTTTATTGCATTAACTAATACAGGAACTAAATGTTCGCCTTTATATTTTAATTTTTCAGGTTGTTCATTATCAATAATGACATTATTAGAACCCTCAAGTGCAAGTATATCTTGTGCTTTGAAACCATATCTTACATCTCCATGAGGTGTATCATTTTCTCTTGATTTTTTAAATTGAAATGAAACAGGTTCTAATTTATTTACAAAATCTAAACCATGAGGAACTGTACTAAAGTTTGTTTTATCTCTTGCATCTGAAGTAACTGTCCATGCAACTTTTACATAAGCATTACTTGTTGTATTATTTCCTATAATTACCCTATTGTCTTCAGTAGTAATATTAAATACTTCACCATAGTCAATATTATCTCCTAAAGTGTGATTATTATCTCCTGTTGTTAAACTATTAGTTCCTTGTGTTCCTAAAATTGTATTTCTTTTTCCTGTAGTAATACTTATACCACCAATAAAACCAGCAATTACATTTTCATAACCTGTTGTATTATTACAACCAACACTACGACCAATTGCTGTATTTCTACCTGTCCCTGTTGAAGCATTAGGTAAAGCAAAATAACCAATTGCTGTGTTATCTTGAGATGTTGTGCTAACACATAAAGCAGAAGTACCTATAGCTGTATTGTTATCTGCTGTTGTATTGCAACGCATAGCATCCATACCAATTCCTACATTACTTGTTCCTGTAGTATTTTTATCCATTGCTCTAAAACCAACAGCTGTATTGTTATCTGCTGTCGTATTATCTTGCATTGTATTTAAACCTATGGCAGTGTTTTGATCGCCTGTAGTGTTAGCATTTAAAGCACAAACACCCATTGCTGTATTTCCACCACCTGTTGTGTTAGTTGTTAAAGCACTATGACCAATTGCTACATTATTACTAGCTGTTGTATTGGCTGCTAAAGAATTCATACCAAAAGCAGCATTATTAGCACCTGTTGTGTTTAATTCCATAGAATTTACACCTGATGATGTGTTTTGAGTACCAGAAGTCATTTTTCTTCCAGAGTTATTTCCAACCATAGTATTATAATCACCTGTAGTTACTCCTTCATACATGGCTCCATTACCAATCGCTGTATTAGAAATACCTGTAGTACCTGAGCTTAAAGCACAAGTACCAACTGCTGTGTTATTTGTTCCTGTTGTGTTAGCATCTAATGCAAGAGTTCCTATAGTAGTATTGCTATGACCTGTTGTGTTTGCTCTCATAGCCTTACATCCAATAGCTATGTTATTATCTGCTGTTGTGTTATTTAATAAAGATTCATAACCAATTGCAACACTGGCATCTCCCTCTGTATTACAAGCCATAGAAAATAAACCTATAGCTGTGTTAGCAAAACCTGTTGTAGTTTTAAGCATTGAACTATGTCCAACTGCTGTATTGTAACTTGCTGAAGTATTAGCTGTTAAAGCACATAATCCAAGAGCAGTATTACATTGACCAGATGAATTTGTAGTTAATGCTTTATAACCAAATCCTGTATTTTGTGCACCTGTTGTATTTTTTAAAGCACAAGTACCAACAGCCGTCGTAAGACCTTGTGTTGTTATACTACTTAAAGCTTGAGATCCTATGGCAACATTTTCAGCTCCTGTTGTGTTAGCTGTTAAAGCTGAATAACCTATTGCTGTGTTGTTATCTGCTGTTGTATTTGCTCTAAGTGCAATATGACCAATTGCTGTGTTATTATCACCTTCTGTATTAACACACATAGCTACTTTACCTATTGATATGTTTGCTGAACCTGTTGTGGTGTTTAACATAGAGCAAGAACCAATTGCTATGTTATTTTCACCTGTTGTGTTAGCTATTAAAGTATTCATCCCTACTGCAGTATTATTTGAAGCTGTTGTGTTATTTTGCAAAGCACAACTTCCAACTGATGTATTATTTGCACCTGATGAAGTATATAATTGTGATGTATGACCAATCGCTACATTGTCGTTTGTATTATTAGTATACAAAGTTCCTCTACCTATACCTATATTTCTTGTACCTGTAGTAGTTGTTAAACCTGATTGATGACCTATTGATATATTATTATCTGCTGTTGTATTTGCTTTTAAAGCCTCAAAACCTAATGCTACATTAGAAGCACCTGTTGTGTTAGAATATAAACTTTCTCTACCAACAGCAGTATTATTATCTGCTGTAGTGTTAGCTCCTAAAGCATCTCTACCAACTGCTACATTATTATCTCCTGTAGTATTTGCATCCATTGCATTAGAGCCTAAAGCTGTATTTTGACAACCTGTTGTAGTAGTGCAAAGTGAATTATTACCTGCTGCTAGATTATTTGCAGCTGTGGTATTAGCAGAAAGTGAATTATGACCTAAAGCTGTATTACTATTACCTGTTGTGTTAGCATCAAGTGTATTATTACCTACTGCTACG